CAGCTGCTTGTGGGCTTCGAAGTTCTTCTCAGCGATGAGCTTCTTTCCCTGCGCCAGCAGATCGTTCCGCTTGTTCTTCAGTTCCAGCAAAGTTTCGTACATGTTCAAATACCTCCAAATCGTTTTTCTTCCAGGGCCTGAAGGGCTTCTGCCTCCAGCTGCTCCTGATTATTTTGATGCCCAGACTCCTCCGGGCCGGATCTCTGTTCCAGCGCCTTTTCCTTTTCCTCGTAGCGCTTCACGACGCCTGCGGCCGGCTGGGCCGGCACTGCCACAAAGGAGGCTTCATAGGCGTCCGTCGCGTCGTCCAGATCCACATGGCAGATCTGTCCGTCGTATTCCTTTCCCCGCACATGGGGGCAGGAGAAGAAGTCCTCGCCGCAGATGGAGCAGACGTGCCGGGCTACAGCCACACCCACGCTGGCCTCCCGGAGGATGCCGGACTCGATGTCGGTAATGGTGTTGGCGGTGCGGCTGGTGTGGGGCATGTATGCCCGCAGGATCAGTCGCTTCACGCCACCGGAAACCTCGGTGCCGGCGGCATAGATGCGGGCCGTCTGACTGTTGGCACTCCAGTTGTGGTCCCGCAGCATGGTTTTACCCACGAACAGCTCCGCCAGTTGGTCCAGTGCCCGCTCGGTGAATCGTTCATGGTCGCGGTCCACCTGGTTGTCACAGGCACACAGCCGGAAGACAAACAAGTTGTCCGCGGTTTTGGGTGTCATTGTCTGGGCATTGATAAGGGCAAGCTCGGTGTCGTCCACGGCCTGCTTTTCGACACGGGCTGCCTTGGTAATCCGTTCCATTATGTGTTCTCCTCCTCTGTTCCGCCGCCCAGCGCCCGGATGACGCTGAGGCGTGCAAAGTCTTCCAGGGGACCGAAGTTCCAGCTGGAGAGCCGCACATCGCCGCCGGGCACATCGGGCAAGTCTTCCAGAGCCCGGATGTCGTTGACCGAGTAGGGGCCAATTTCTCGCATTGTGCGGTAGAAGTTGGCCTGAGCGGCTGTGTCACCCCGCAGGAATACCTTGGGATTGCGCCGGATGCGTTCGCCGGCGTCACGCTGGCTGGGCAGCAGCAGGCGATAGCTGTCCTCCTGGTTCCACTGTGTCTCATAGCCCAGCAGTGTATAGGTCACGAATTCGATGCCGTTCTGCTCGTTGCTGGAGTAGCTTTGCTTTCCGGCGTATGCCAGATGCAGAGGCATTCCGAAGAAACGGCAAATGTCAGCAACTCGAACCTCGTTGCTCTCCACAAACTGGGCGTCGGCGTTGGTCATGGAGATGGGCTGATATTTCAGGCCCAAATCCAACACAGCCACCCGGAAAGCGTTTCCCGGGCCACGGTGGATGGCCTCCCAGCTTTTGCGCAGCTGCTCCTTGGGATCGATCTTCTTCTTGGTGCCATCGGGCAATGTGACTTCGACTTCGTTACCCAGGTCTTCATCCGTGGTCAGAATGCCGGAGGGCTGTCCGTTGTTGTTCCAGGTACTGTTTTCGTACATCTGAGCAGCTCGTGCAGTATCCAGTGTCAGGGAGGCTCTGCGAAGGACGCTGATGCCATCCATGCCGTCTTCGCTGTAGGCTTTGTAATGGGTCACATCCTCCGGGCGCAGCCAGTAGAGGTCTCCGGACACCGGGTGGGAAAAGAGGTACCAGCGCCGGCCTTCCACCACCGTCTGGGACACGTAATCCGGTGCCAGAGGGATCCGCTCCAGGATGTGGCCCGTGCGCGGATCGCGATAGCTCCAGGCGTAGGCGTTGCCCCGCAGCAGCTCATTGCACATCAGCAGTCGGTTAAAGTCGAAGGCGGCCATGGCCTCGTTGGGGCGCAGCTGCAGCACTCGGTTCAGACGATGGCCCTCCAGATGCTTCTTGGTATTCCTGTCCATCACGAACACCGGCAGCACGCCCATGGCGCTGCTGAGAACCTCCACGCACCGATTCACGGTGGAGATCTTCATGGCGCGGTCCCGGCTCATGCCGGGGCCTGCGTCGCCGGTGAGCCAGCCGGCCGGGTTATCCAGTGCCATGGCCTGCATCATGGGTGCAGACTTCCGCACGGGACTGTCCAGACTGCGTCCGACCCGCGCAAGGCCTTTTCGAAAGCTCATGTATTACCCGCCTCCGTTCCCAGCAGAGACAGGATGCCGCCCACCAAGGCCAGCACGCCGCCGGTGATAAGACCGGCGGGGAAGTAGATCATACCGGCGCCAACGGCCACAGCTGCGGCACCGCAGGTCAGTACGATCTCTGCCAGATGGGCAGCCAGTGTTTCCGCCATCTTTTTCATGTTGTTCCTCCTGTTACAGGTGATACTCACGCTGCCGCATGGCGTCGGCCAGCGTGGCCTTCTGAGCCCGGGCGATCATCCACACCGCCACCACGATGATGGAAGCCACAGTGGGGTCGATGCGTCCGATGGAGCGATTCTTCAGCGGCTTGATGTTGCCGTTGCCGTCGGAGTAGATCCTGACGTTGCCGAAGGTCCAGCGGAAGCAGGTGTTGTGGATGTGGAGCAGCTGCCGCTCCTCCATCATGGTGTCGATCTCCTTCATGGCGGGGGACATGTTCTTCAGGTCCTGGGGGATCTCGATGACCTCCACATGAGCGGACAGCCGCTGGGTGATGGTGCGGGAGAGATAGGGGTCGAAGCCTACCAGCCGCAGATCGTAAAGCTCCTTGGCCTCCCGGATGGTGTTTTCCACATCGCCGTAATCGATGGTGTTGCCCTCGCACAGCCGCAGGAAGCCGGCGCGTTCCCAGTCCCGGTATGGGACGTGATCCCGGCGCTCCGCCTCCAGCACGGTGCCTCTGGGGCGCCAGATGTAGGGGAGGATCACCGCGGATTCCAGTCCCGGCTGGGGAGGGAAGAGGAGCACGAAGGCGGTCATATCGCGGCTGGTGGAGAGGTCCACGCCGCCGTAACAGAGCTTGCCACGGAGCTGCTCCAGCCACTTCTCCCGGTCGGCCTTCCTGCTGGGGCCCCACTGGCACTTGTCGTAGAGTGTCAGGGGCAGCCAACCCACAGCCTTGACGCTGATCCACTGATTCAGGCGCAGCCAGCGGAACAGCTTCTCGCCGGCCTCGCTGCTGCGGGCCTCCCGGGCCTCCAGACGCAGGGTGCGGATGGAAAGATGCCGTCCCAGAGAGGGGTTGCACAGATACCACAGGTTTTCGTCCCAGATGTCGATATCCTTCAGGTCTTCCGGATCGTCGCCGAACATGGCGGTGATACCGTAGAGGATGGGCAGCCAGTTGGGGAGATCCCGCTCCAGCAGCTCCTGCTGTGCCTGCTCCATGTCGCCGTCATCCACTTTTCGGAGGGAGAGCACCTGATGGGGATCGCCGCCCTCGGCCTGAATGCGGCGCAGCTGCCGGGCGTCCCGGACGCCGACGGCCTTCTCGTGGATCTCCCAGCCGATGGAGCCGCGGTCGGGGTCGTCGCCTGCGGTGGTCAGCACGATCCAGACGGGCTGCTTCCGGCCGGAGCCGGCGCCGAAGGTCATGATGTCCCACAGGTCGCGGTTGGGCTGGGCGTGGAGCTCGTCGAAGATCACGCAGCTGGGCTTGTAGCCGTGCTTGCTGTAGGCCTCGCTGGAGAGCACCACCATGCGGCCCAGGGTGATCCAGCGGAAGCCGCCGTTGCCGGTGGATACCCGCTGGCGGTACTCCACGCGCTTCTGGCTCTCGATGATCTTCAGCTCGCCTCGGGCCACCATCTTGGCGGTCCACGGTGCGGTGGTCAGCATAAAGACAGCTGCGGAGAAGATGATGCCGGCGTTCTCCTTGTCGGCTGCGCAGACGTAGACCTCGGCGTTCAGCTCGCCGTCGGCAAACAGGTGGTAGATGCCAAGGGCGGCGGCAAGCTCGCTCTTGCCGTTCTTCTTGGGAATCTCCAGATAGAGATACCAGTACTTCCGCAGCCGCTCGCCGGTGTCCTCGTCTTCATCCATGGTGCCGTAGAATTCCCGGATGGCATCAGACTGCCAGGGGTACAGGGAGAAGTTTCTGCCGGTGTCGGTGGTGGGCAGCCGCTCCACGAAGTCACAGACGAACTGTCCGGCAGCCTGATCCGTCACCACATTTCCCATGGACTCACTCTGCCTTCCTCAGGGCGGCTTCCTGGCGCTCCCGGAGCACGCGGGTGAAGTCGTCGGTACCGTCGCCGGTGGGCGCCGCTGCGGCGTTCACCAGCACGCTGGGAACCACGATGCGGCACCGGGAGGTAACGGAAAGGCCCATGGCCTCGGCACACTGCCGGGCCTGCTTGAAGTAGGAGGACTGGACGGAGGTCCATTCCTTTGCCAGCTTCTCGTCGCGCTCCCGGATGGCCTTGGCGGCCAGCTTGTCGGCCTTTTCCCAGCGGCTGCGGAGGACGAAGTACTGAGCCAGCACATCCCGGTCCAGATCGGTGTAAAGGCCGGCAGCGCGGAGGATCTCGCCAATCTCCAGAAACTCTTGGTGATATGTCTTCAGCAGCCATTTGGGCGGTGTTACCGTCTCCGGAGGCGGCACGTGGACTTCCTGATCCCGGCGCTGGTCAGCCTCCACCTGCGTGAGGTGCTTTCTTCCGTTGGCCTCCACCAGAGCGGTGGGCTGTCTGCGTCCTGCCATGGACGCCTCCTTTCTCCGGCCCTCTGCCGGACGGCCGACGGGAGATCAGAAAAGCGTCAGCCGCCGGGGAGAGAAAATCCCCGGGTGTACAGCCACCCGGCAGAAGACCGGCTATGTGTTGTGTGTCCCCTCAACGCCCGGTGGGGAAATTTTTTCGTAAACAGGGGAGGGCGCGGTATCAGCGGCGGGCTTTGAAACTTTTTCACCCTGGGGGAGGGTTCTGCAAGGAAACGCTGCCACGCGCCTGCGCATGACCTGCGCCGCGCCTGGGCGCCCAAAGCTGCCGAAGATATGCTCACCGCCGGCGCTTTTTCTCTGCACGTTTTTGCCACAGTTCCGTGGCTGTTTTGCGGCTGTGGCAACTGTGGCAGAGGCTCTGCAGATTCCGCCTGTCTGTGAAGACATCCCAGTTGCCCTTGTGATCCACAACGTGGTCTACATCCGTGGCCTGTACCCGCCTGCCGGCCTTGGCGCAGATCCGGCAGAACGGCTCCAGCAGGAGCTGCATGGGCCGGAGATCGTAGATCCACTCGTCGGTGCGGTACATCCAGCGCCAGCTTTCGGCCTCGTCGCTGCGGTCGTGTGTGCGCTTCGGCCTGTGAGCCGGACAGTAGCCATCCTCGACGAGTACGCTGCAGCCAGGCTTCCGGCAAGGGCGCTTCGGCTTCATGGGCATGGGCTATCACCTCCACGCATCCAGGCAAAACAAAAGAGCCCGAACCGGCACGTCTGCGTCAGCAGATCAGTGCGGCTCAGGCTCATAGGCTCAGGCTCATGTCGATATTCAGGAACTTCTCCGCGCGGCAGTGCCGGCAATGGACAAAGGCTTTCACCTTGCCGTCCGGCGGCATCCGCAGGAGCTTCATCTTCCCGCAATCGGGGCAGAGGACGTATCCATCCTTTGTGACCAGTTTACTACGTTTTTCTTCGCTCTGCAATAGTTTCACCTGCTTTCGTTTGATGTGTGCCGATTATTTAACTACATTCCAAGATAGAGAATCATTGATTTTAATATAGTCCCGTTTTGGGCTCGATGTACCAGCCGTAATAATAGGAGCCGAATTCGTTCTGCGTGGAGGCTCGCCCGGAGGAATAGACGTCGTCCGGGATGTGGATAACTCCGGCTGTCCTGCCACCGTTCCGGCGCTGGCAGCTGCGCAGAAAGAGATCTGCTGCACACCCACGGCCGGGCGCCGATGGGGATCACAATGCCGTCGGTGGCCTCCTTGTTGAAATACTTGGCCAGCCTGCGATAGCTGTCATGCTTACCACGCAGCACCGGCTCATCATCCACCTCGCCGTACTTCCAGAGGTACTGCATCACTGCCGGAGGCAGCTGGTGATCCCGGAAGACGGAATGGATGTGGAAGCGATGGTCGCCGTGCTTGCCCTCGATCAGATAGATATAGTCGAAGGCGTCGATCTTCCGCCATCGCTTCGCCCGTGCCAGGAACGCCCGCCAGACCTTGCGGACGTCCCTGTACTTCTCCGGCAGGCTTTCGGCGTCAAAGGTCAGTGTGTAGTGGATGCCCTCCCAGCCAAACAGAGCCAGCCGCAGCTCCAGCCTGTCCACCCGCGTGCGGCAGATGGAGCAGTCGCCCTTGGGCAGCAGGATCTTGTTCTTCTCTGTGCGGTCATACACGGAGTCTTCCGCAGAGAGCCGCGGGCGGATGGCCCGGCATTCCTTCACCAGAGGCCCCGCCCGCTGCCGCTCGCAAGTCCAGATCAGATCACTCATGCTTCACCAGCGCTTCATCCATGGCATTGGCTACGGCCGACAGACTGCGGCGAACCGTGGCAGCGGCCTGCTCCGCCTCAAACAGTTTGCTCTGCGCCAGCGCCAGACGCTGCCCAAGCTCGCTGCGAGCCTGCTCGCTCTCCGTCAGGGCGGACGCCTGACAGCGGATCAGATCCATGGCCTCCCGGATGATGGCACAGCCGTGGATGCTGCAGTCGTGCTCATGGCCGCAGCCGAAGCACTTGTGGTTGTCGGTGGAGATCCTGCGCAGCTCACGCAGGAGGATGTCATTGCTTTTCAAAACGGCAGCTCTCCTTCCTCTTCCTTGGACAGTTCACGCAGCTCACCGCTCGGAGGCGCTTCGGTGTCCGATCCGGACACGCGCTTGCTGTCTCCGAAGTATACGTTGTCGGCCACCACCGTCCAGCTGCGGCGGCTGTTGCCGTCCCGGTCCTTGTAGTCGGTCACCTGCAGGCGGCCTTCCACGACGGCCATGC